CTACGTAAAAGAAAATACCCGCTCATACCATTCAGATCAAAGTCCAACGGACTCCATTTAATTTTATTTATTGATGGTGTAGTTCCTGCATCATTAATGCGTAAAAAATTAATAGAGATTGCATCAGATCTTGGTATCAATGACACCACTACAGATATTTTTCCTGCACAAGATGAAGTTGATTTGAGTCCCGACAAGTGGGATGAAAAAAGAAAGGGCAATTTTGTAAATCTGCCATATCAAAAAGCACACATGACTACAAGAGTTGCAATGGATGATGATTGCAACGCAGTTAAATTAGATGAATTATTTAAGTTTGTAAAAAAATATAGACAAACTCCTGCAGCTTTTAAAAAAATAAAAATTTTTCAAGATGATGAAACCAAAGACTATCCACCATGTGTGGTAAATTTTATGAAAAATAAAGTTAAAAAAGGTGAGGGTCGTAATGATGCTATGTTTAACGTAGCTGTACTGGCAAAAAAAATTAATCCTGATCCAGTTATGTATCAAGATTGGACCAGAGATATGATGAGTAAAGTTTGTGAGGAGAGGTTACATCCAAAAGAATTAGAAAATATATTTAGAGGAGTAGAAAATAAAGAGTATGCTTATAAATGTAAAACATCAATAGCTAGAATGCATTGTGTATCAAGTGAATGTATTAAACGTAAATTAGGTATTGGTGCTAATGAAGCTTTACCAGAAGTTGGTAAATTATTAAAAGTTAATTCATATCCAGAACCTTATTGGATTTTACCAATACAAGGTAAATCAATTAGATTATCAACGAAACAATTATATCAACAACAGCTGTTAGGAGAGCAATTATTAAATTTTGATATTGTATGGAGACCTTTAAAACCAACAAAAAGAGATCCAGATCCTTACAGAGATTGGTTAGATGAGTTAATATCTAACAAACAAGATATGGAGGGTTACGATGAACATGAAGAAAGGGAGGATATTTTTAATTCTAGGATGTCTAGATTTTTAGAGGACGTTGAAGACACCACAGAATTTGACCAAATAGATTCTGGTAATATATGGAAAGACCAATATGAGATGAGATTTAAATTAGAAACCTTTAGATCTTTTATGAAAAAAATGGGGTATAATTGGAATGAAAAAGAATGCACAAAATTTTTAGAAACTGGTGGAGCGCAACCTAAAAAAAAGTTTCAGAATATTAGCAGTAGGCATTGGGTTGTAAGTCTACCAAAACAAACAGAGCATAAAAATAAAGATGTTAAATTTATTAAACCGAAAGCTGCGTGGGAAGACAATTAAAATATTTGGTCCTCCAGGCACAGGTAAAACCGAAAACTTATTAAAACGTGTGGAACGTTATTTAAAAAAAGGTTACTCTCCAGATGAAATATGTTACGTGTCCTTTACCAACAAAGCTGTGAACGAGTGTGTAGCAAGAGTTAGAAAAAGATTTAAAGAATATGATGAGGATGACTTTAAGTATTTTAGAACATTACATTCTTTGGCTAGGCAACAATTTGCAGAGATACCAGTATTAGATCCTAAAGCAGATATGCTGATGTTTCATACGCAATATGGAACGATTAAAATTAATTTCAAAGAAGGTCATGATGATCAAAAAGTATATAACAATTGGTCTCTACAAATATATGACAGGGCAAGAAATATGAAAGTTGATCCTGTGTGGCTTTATAAACAACAATCTAGAAAGGCTGTAAGACTGCAGCAGTTTAAATCTATAATCAATGGGTATGAAGAATTTAAAACAATGGAATTAGAAAACGGACAACGAACACCAGACAGATTAGATTTTACCGACATGGTCGAAAGATACATAACTGATGGTTTGGTAATACCATTTAAAGTTTTAATGGTAGATGAAGCACAGGATCTTACTCCTTTACAATGGGATATGGTTGTGAAGATAGCTAAATTTGTAGATAGAGTTTACATAGCTGGAGATGATGATCAAGCCATATACGAGTGGAATGGTGCAGATGTAAATTTGTTTCAAACCTTTCCTGGTCGTGCCTTAGTTTTAAAAAAATCTGTCAGATTAAATAAAGATATACACTTTTTTTCTAAATGTTTATTGCATGGTATGGGTGATAACCGAGTGCCAAAAGAATTTTATTCAAATGGTCAAGATGGTTCTATTTATAGATGGACAGGATTAAAAAAAGTTCCTTGGGATTTAGAAGGTAATTGGATGGTCCTTGCAAGAATAAATGATGTTAAGAAGGAGCTGCAGCAGGAAGCTAGAAATTTATCTTTGTATTATCAAGACGTGAAAGGTAATAAATCTTTTGACCCTAATCAATTCTTAGCAATCCAATATTGGGAAAAAATATGCGAAGGTGGATCTATCTCTAGAGAAGAAGCCTGCACCATGTACGAATATCTATTAAACATAGACCACGGCTACCGGTCAGCGGATAGTAAAAAGTGGAGCTTTGCACACCCTAATCAAGTATTTACATTTGATGAATTGCATTTAAGGTGTGGAATGCGTGATGAAAAAGGAGTTTGGAATCAAGTGTTCAAAAGAAAATTTAAAGATAAAGATAAAATGTATTTTGAAAAATTGATGAAAGAGGGTGTTGATTTAAATCAACCACCAAAAATTACAATAGATACCATACATCAAGTAAAAGGTGGTGAAGCTGATAACGTTGTTTTAGCTAGTAAATGTAATTTTCCATCTCATTTTGACAAAAAAAATTTACAAGAAAAAGTAAAAGAACTTAGAGTTTGGTACACAGGGGCTACTAGATCTAAACAAACTCTACATCTGTTGGGGACTTACCATCAATATAACTTTCCGTTAGGCAAATATTTTAAAACTTACGAGGCTAATTATGCAAGATAAACCTGCATTAAAAATTTTATCTTTAGGAGCTGGTGTACAGAGCTCCACTATGGCTTTAATGGCAGATGCGGGAGAGTTTGGTGAGAAACCTGATGCAGCTGTGTTTGCTGATACGGGTTGGGAACCTGCACCTGTAATAAAGCACTTAGAATATTTAAAAAGTGTAATTAGTTATCCTATACACATTGTTAAAAAAGGTAATATTCAAGATGATATTTTAAAAGCTCTGTCTCCAAGTGGAAATCAATTTGCATCAGCACCATTTTACACATTAAATGAACAAGGTAAAAAGGGCATGGGTCGTAGACAATGTACAAGAGAATATAAAATAACTCCGATTGCGAAAAAAATTAGAGAGATATTTGGTTTAAAACCCAGGCAAAGATTTCCTAAAGATAAACATGTTGAAGTGTGGGTTGGAATATCGACTGATGAAGTTATGAGAATGAAGCCTTCAAGATTTTGGTGGCAAAAAAACAGGTGGCCTTTGATAGAAAAGAAAATGTCCAGGCAAGATTGTTTAAAATGGTACGAGGGTAAAGGTTATAAGATACCAGTTAAATCTGCATGTATAGGCTGCCCTTTTCATGATGATAATTTTTGGATTGATATGAAAAAGAATAGACCAGAAGAATTTGCAAGTGCTGTAGAATTTGATAAAAAGATGAGAATGCATAATCCAAAAGTGAAAAACTTTGTACATAGAGCTTGCGTGCCATTAGACGAAGTAAAATTCAAAGGTGATGATCAAATAGATTTGTTTAATCAAGAGTGCGAAGGAATGTGTGGTGTTTGATGACTGATAAAGATATGTTTGATGACGCTTTTCCACAAGATAAACAAATTGGAGGATCTCATTATAAACATTTTTACATACAACCTTATGAGTTTATTTCTAAAAATGAATTATCGTTTTTTCAAGGGAATGTTATTAAGTACGTTTGTAGGTATCGTTTTAAAAATGGTATTGAAGATTTAGAAAAGATAAAACATTATTGTGATTTAGAAATTAAAAAAATAAAGGATACTAAGAAATGACAGAATTTACTTCTGGGTTATGGAATATAATAAAAAATAATAAAGGATCTCTACTTAGAACTATTATTTATACTATAGGGCATTTTGCTATAGCCATAATTTGTTTAATGCTGATAGCAGATGTTTCTTTTTGGATTGCATTAACAGATGCAATAGTTGAGCCTTTAGCAAACTCTGTATGGTATTTTATTTTAGACAAATGGTGGGCAAGTCGTGTTAGGAGATGGTAAAGTTAATATTTATAGTTGGTATTGTTATGACCCTGACAGGGTGTGCAAAAGATTTAGATATAAATCCATATACAACAGCTTTTCGATTAATAAATCAATTATCAAGTAATCAAGGAGCACAATGACAATCAGTTACGCATTAGGCATGCTTGCAACAGGTCTTGTTGCAATTTTTATTGCAGCAGTTATAACTTATCTCATAATTAATAGATGACTCATCAATTAAATTTTATTTACAATGACTCTGATTGGGTTTGTCCGAGTGAGTATCCAGATTTAAGACATGCAAAAGAGATTGCAATTGATCTAGAAACAAAAGATCCAAACATAAAAACAAAAGGTGCAGGTTGGGCTACGTTTGATGGACATATTGTTGGCTTTGCAGTGGCTGCTTTTGATCAACAATGGTATTTTCCAATACATCATGATGCAGGAGGCAATATGGATGAGGGAATAACAGTAGCTTGGATGCAAGAAGTTTTAAAAACACCAGCAACTAAAATTTTTCACAATGCAAGTTATGATGTTGGTTGGCTCAAAGTAAATGGCTTTCAGATTAATGGTCCTATTGTAGACACAATGATAGCTGCAGCTCTCATAAATGAGAACAGATTTAGTTTTAGTTTAAATGCGTGTGCAAAAGATTATTTGGGTGAAATAAAAAATGAAACATTTTTAAACGAAAAAGCAAAAGAATGGGGTATTGATCCCAAAGCTGATCTCTGGAAACTTCCTGCAGGTTATGTTGGGTTTTACGCTGAACAAGATGCTGGATTAGCATTAAGATTATGGCAACACTTTAAAACAGAAATATCTAAACAAAGTTTAAATGATGTATGGGAGATGGAAATGGAGCTATTACCCATATTAATTGACACTAGAATGAGAGGAATAAGGGTTGACGAAGCACAGGCAGCTAGGTTAAAAAAAGAGTTCAAACAAAAAGAGTCTGAGGTTTTATCAAGTATAAAATCTCAGACCACGCTTGACGTAGACATTTGGGCAGCGAGATCAGTAGCACAAGTTTTTGATAGGATTGGAGTTGAGTACCCACGAACACCGAAAAGTGACGAGCCAAGTTTTACCCAAAACTGGCTAGTGAATTGTAGTAACCCGATAGCGCAACTAATAAGACAAGCAAGAGAAATAAATAAATTCCATTCAACATTCATCGACTCCATTCAAAGATATGTACACAAAGGTAGAATACATTCAGAAATAAATCAACTAAGATCTGATCAAGGAGGCACTGTCTCTGGAAGACTTTCGTATTCTAATCCTAATCTTCAACAGATTCCTGCACGAAATAAAGAATATGGTGATAAAATAAGAAGTTTATTTTTACCTGAAGAGGGGAGACAATGGGGAAGTTTTGATTATAGCCAACAGGAGCCTAGATTAGTTGCTCACTATGCTGCAGCTGTAGATAATAATTTTACAGGTGCTGATGAATTTATAGAGGCTTATAAGAATGAGGCTGCAGACTTTCATCAAATAGTTGCAGATATGGCAGGCATCAGTAGGACTAACGCAAAAACTATAAACCTTGGTTTATTTTATGGTATGGGCAAAGCAAAGTTAGCAAAAGAACTTGGAATATCAAAAGACGCTGCAGATAATCTTTTAAATAAATATCATTCAAGAGTTCCATTTGTAAAAAAATTAGCTGAAGCTGTCACTGGCTCTGCCTCTAAATATGGTTTTATTCGCACAATAAAGGGTCGTAAATGCAGATTTGACATGTGGGAGCCTGCTACCTTCGGAATGAACAAAGCAATGCAGTACGAGGAGGCTAAAGCTATTTATGGTAATAACATTAGAAGGGCTTTCACTTACAAAGCACTTAATAGACTTATTCAAGGATCAGCAGCGGATCAAACTAAACAAGCCATGATTAATTGTTATAAAGCAGGATATATGCCATTATTACAAATTCATGATGAATTATGCTTTTCTATAAATGAAGAAAATGATATTAAAGGTGTTAAGGAGGTAATGGAAAATGCTATCGAAAATCTTAAAGTCCCTTTTAAAGTTGATGTTGCCATCGGTAAAAGTTGGGGCGAAGCGAAAGAATAAAAAAAATATAGAGGGTTATTACTTTGATGGTAAAAAATCAAAGACTCTTTATAAGAAAAAAATAATTTTTTTCTAATGAAGCCTAAAAGTATCGATAAATCAAAAAAATCTAATCTTACTTTTTCTGCAGTTAAGATGAAGTATCTTAGAACACCAGATGATATTTGGTCAGATCTAATAAAAGAATTTAATTTTACAGTAGATTGCTGCGCATCTGATCAAAATCATTTGTTACCAAAGTATTATACAAAAGAGAACAGCTGTCTTGATAAAGATTGGTCCGGAGAAATTGCTTACATACATCCCTTGTTTGATATGAAGATACCTAAGTTTGTAGAAAAAGCTTACCACACGAAAAACTTTACTGGTGTCTTTTTATTACCTGCTGCAACACATACAAAATATTTTCATGATTACATTTACAAAAATCCAAATTGTGAGATAAGATTTTTAAAAAAACCTGTAAGAGGATTTCATTTTGGTCATGATGATGGCACAAAAGATAACCCATTTAAATTAGGATATATCAAACCTCTAATGATTGTAGTGTTTAGGAATCCTTAGATTCTTTTTTCTCTAACTCCTCAATCTCTTCAAAGGTAAGATCTTTTAACTTAGGATCATAAACATAAAATTTAAGTTTATACCCTCTTTCTTTTAACTCTTTTATTCGTTGTGGTGTCCAGTACATTTTGCTCTCCTATTTTTTTTATTCTTAATTATACCACGAGCAATTTTTGACTTTTTTATTTTATTGAATAGTAGACGACCTCCTGCTGCAGGGGTTCTATTCTAGATGCGACACTGAATGCTTTTTGGAAAATTTAGAGCGCACGAGTCTTAGGAATAAAATTAGTTTTTTTTAAAAGCTTAACTTGCTTCTTTTAAAAGATCAGTTTTAGCTATATCAATGTCATATTCATTGATTTTGATCTTTACATCTTTTATTTTAATGTCGAGCCACTTCATGTCTGGTGTAACATTACCCTGCTTTAATGCCTGAGATGCCCACTTGGACTCCAACTGAAGTTTCTTCGCCACTAGTTCTTGTAGAGACATTTCTGTCTACCTCCTCAAAAGTTAAAAACAAGAAGTTGGGATCTTCGAAACCAGCTCCTGGTTTTTCTGTTACATCCCCTGAGTCAACTTTCTTTACTAAATACTCAAGAGCGGCTTTATCGTTCTCTGCTCCAAGTATCTCATCAATATATATATTTTTATATTTTACTTGGATGCGATATAGCTTCATGTATTATTATATAACAAAAAGGGCTATAAAATCAAGCCCGTGTTCGTTTTGGGTTTTGGGAGTGGTATTATTTCTTTTGGCACTTCTACAGCTCTGCAGTCAAAACGTATGATTATTTGACTATTTTCAACATATTCTCTATTCATATCCTCTAATTTTTCAAGATTTTTAAAGGTGTCATGTGCTATTTGATATCCTGTTTCAACGCATTGTGCATGACTAGTAAATTCATAACCTGTTACAGCTGATGACGGACACTGGCCACTAAGCATACTGCACATGTAAATTATTAATAAATATTTAGTCATTTTCCTATATTATCCCATAGTATTTTTTTCTTGCATATCCCATGAAAATGTTTATATGTAAATCATGTTTTTTAAATTAACTAACAAAGAGGATATCATGAAAACAGAAAAAGAGATAGCTGAGACAGATAGGCATAAGGAAACAAATGATTTTCTTAAATCTATGACAGCTGCTGAAAAGTTAAGCGAGGCTTTAGTTTTAAAACCTGAGTGGGAAGTAAAACCAAAAAGCGTAGTGATGACTCATATCTTTTCAGTTGAATTTAATGAGTCAACAAAAAAACTTACATTAATTGTAAATGGTGAAGTTTACAAAACTTTAAGATGTGAGGATATATTAAATGGAAAAATTAAATTTCATAATGGTCTCAATGAGATTATCAGTAAATTTAATTTGTGGAGGTTTGATGAGCCGAAACCTAAAAATTAATTCTAAGTCAGAAGAGTTTGTCAACTTTGTAAAAAGAGTTGATCAAATATTATCTGGCACAGAAACCACAACTGCTACAGGTCAACCAATAGAATATGGTGATGATCATTTTCAAGACAGAATGAAAAGATTACAACAAACTCATTTTGCTTTTGAAGATGGACCTGTGTATCCGTTGAGTATAGATGCGTCCTGTGCATTAGTATGGGACGAAATAAAAGCTAAACAAGATGAGCAAGACAATGGTTTATGATTTTTTTAAAATATTGTTTTTGCTATGTCTATTAACATTTCCAAAAATAACTGCATTAGTATTTGGTGGACTTGTTTATTCAATATTGTTCTAACAAAGGAGGAAAAGATATGAACAATGCAATTAAAAATAAATTCTTTGAGACAACAGATTACTCAAAGTTTAAAAAAGCTAGAGGTAATAGACCTGTAGATGATGCACATGTAAAGCAATTAAAAAGATTGATTGCTGAAAAAGATCTTTATGATCCAATACGTGTAAATAAAAACATGGAAGTAATTGATGGCCAGCACACTTTACAAGCTAGAAAGGAACTAGACTTGAAGGTGCCTTATATCATTATGAATTCTGAAGATCCACTTGATGTTGCAAGACTTAATACGGGTCGAAAGAATTGGTCTATGGAAGCATACTTAAACCATCATTGTGCAAGAGGTAAGTTTGATTACAAAGTTTGTAAACAAAAAATGAATCAATATGGTGTTAATGTTGCTGAAGCAATAGTGCTGCTACTTAAACAATGCTCACTATGGAATCGTATTTCAACAGATTTTAAGACTGGTGAATTTAAAATTCCTGCAGGTGGTATTGAAAATTGTGATCGTATCGGAGGTGCCTTGAATACTTTGAAAAAGTATTTTTTAGGTATGGACGATAGTAAGAGAAGACTAAAAAGATCTATGGTCATGGCTTACATCATAGCTGATAAATGCCCAGACTTTGATCTAAAAAGGTTTAGAGATGCTTGTAAAACTAAGTCATCTTGGTTCCTATCGGGTACAAGCACTAGAGATTACATCATGATTATTGAGAAAATCTACAATAGTGGCAGAAGTAAAAAGAAAATAAAACTTCTTGATTTCTTCGACTCTAAAGAATATCAAGAGCATTAGGAGAATAACATGAACATCGACAAATGGAAATCTTGTGCAGTTGATATTGAATCATACACAATAATTAGAGCAATGGGAAAGGCAGGCTTTAGGAGACCTGGATCTATGATTGCAAAATTAGTTGATGATGAAGTGAGAAAGATAGCTAAGAAAGAGGGTAAAAGCTATCAAAAGATGAAAGAGAATTTACTTTTAGAAGGCAACAAACTTCTAAATGGTAAGTAGAACTGCAGGTTGGATGGTTAACCTTGAACCTGAGTTTGAAAGGGGGTCGGGAGACTGGCCCCTTTTTTATTTATGATTACATTACAAGATACAAAATTATTTATTAGAAATTATGCAGATCATGCTGCATTGAATAAAAAATTAAAAAAAGAGATATTAAAAGTAAGAGCAAAAGAACCAGAAGGCCTGCCAGGGTCAAATGCCAATTGTTGGAGAAGTGTCCACAAGTACAGCTGCGAAGAAGAGCTGCTTAAACCTATAAATTTAATACTTGAAGAATATCAAACTTATTATTTAAAAAGACCAAATACACCAGCGAAGATAATTTATTGGTCGAATATCAATGATTTTGGTGGTGGTAATTTATTTCACACGCATTATCGAGCAGATGCAGATTTATCTGGTGTTTATTACGTGCAGGGTAAAGACACTGGATCGATTAAATTTGCTACGCATGAACAAATGTACTTTATGATTCCACCACACATGCCTTATTCTAAAATGATAGCGCATGAGCCAAACGATGGGGATATTTTGTTATTTCCTTCTTATTTACTGCATGAGGTAACTATTAACACAAGTGATAAAAAACGAATCACTATAGGTTTTAATATAAAATTAGACTTGCAAGACAGGCCAAAATAAGTATTAATTAAGAACGTATTTCCT